ATTAGAAATAGGTGCATAATATGGCAACAGGCGCAGAAGTATTAAATATGCTAATCCCAACTGGCGGTTGGGTAATTACTGGTGATGAATATGAAGGCATAAAATTTTTAGAAGCCGAGCCAATTACTAAAACAGAATTTGAAGCAGGGTTTGCTCAATATGATGCTCGGAAGGCTGAGCAAAAAACAGCGCAAGCAGCAGCCAAAGCCGTTTTATTAGAACGGCTTGGTATAACCGAAGCCGAGGCTAAACTGCTTTTAGCATAATCTTAGGGAAGTGTGTCGATTTGGAACCAAAGTTATGTGCAGCTGGTGAGAAGTTAAGAGATCAAGTTGATACGTGGTTTCCAGATAGGCGTACTGCCAGTGATGGGTGGGTGGGCGATAGCCGCCATTCCACCAGAAAATCGGATCATAATCCAGACGAGTTTGGGTGGGTCAGAGCAGTTGATATTGATTCTAGGTTGGAGTCATCCGAAAGCCTCGCACCTTATCTGGCTGACCAAATCCGAATTGCAGCCAAGTCGGATCCACGCATATCATACGTCATCTATAACAGGCGAATATGCTCGAAGGTATTAAATTGGAAATGGCGAAATTACAAAGGCATAAACCCACACACAAAACACATTCACGTAAGTTTCACAAAGTTAGGCGACCTAAGCGGCGCAGAGTTCGATATACCACTACTAGGGGGCAAGTTATGAATATGAAAAATCCATACGTACTAACACTGGGCGCATTCTTATCAGCCTGGGCAGCATCCAATTTCGCAGCTGACTACCGCTCAATTCTATGGGCATTATTAGCAGGTGTATTTGGTTATGCAACTCCGAAAAAGTGACCGCTGCAGAATGGGCTGGTTTTGCCGCAGGTATCACCGCCGTCTTACTAGGTTTCTTTGGGGGTCTCCGCTATCTTATTAAAGGATGGCTCTGGACATTAACACCTAACGCTGGATCATCTCTCGCAGATCGCTTGGCAAGAATTGAAACACGCCAAGAGGAAATGATGAGAATACTTGTGGATAAGAAGTAACCTTATACACATGGCTACTACACGCAAGCGTAAAAAAATTAACAAGCGCAGGGTGCGTAAATCGCCTGACCCATTAACTAAATTAGATCAATGGTATATTGCAAAACATGAAATGTTTAGAGCTGCACGCAAGGCAGGATTTTCAGAGTCTGTTGCGCTCTATCTAATGGATAGCCCAGAGTCTATGCCCGACTGGATTGTAGGCGACAAAGGGATTATTCCCATGATTCCTACTCCAGATGAGGATGAAGATTAAGCGTTGGTTAGTAATCTCAGACCTGCAGGTCCCATATCAATTGGATTCTGCCGTAAAGAATGTAATCAAGTTGGCCAGGCGGGAAAAGTTCGATTCTGTATTGGTAGTCGGCGATGAGATTGACTTTCAATCGATTAGCAAATGGAGCGAGGGCACACCTCTGGCTTATAGCGAGGATTTACACGCTGATCGTGAATTATGCAAGCAGGTACTTTGGGATATCGGTGAGTACAGTCCAGAAATGCATATTATCAGGAGTAATCATACTGATCGCTTATATAACACTTTATTAAAAGTACCAGGCTTAATTAATTTGCCTGAACTACAATACCCAGCCTTCATGGGGTTTGCAGATATGGGGATGACATACCATCGCAAGGCCTATGAGTTCCATCCCGAATGGGTGCTTTGCCACGGAGATGAAGGCAATATGAGCCAACACGCGGGTATCACGGCCCTTAATTTGGCCAAGAAATTTGGCAAGTCAGTTTTAGCTGGGCATTCGCACAGGCTGGGCATGAGTGCCTATTCAGAGGGCGTAAACGGCCATTACAGGGCCTTATATGGGGTTGAGGTAGGAAACCTTATGGATCGCAAGAAAGCGGGCTATATTCGCTATAACAGCGCTAATTGGCAGAATGGTTTTGCTATACTTGAAGCCGCAGGGAAGACGCTGACACCAACGTTGGTGCCTATTGACCCAAAGGATGGCTCATTTACCGTACTAGGCAGGTATTACGGGTAAATCGTTACCAAACCGTTATACAAATTAGCCCCAAAACTATCCACAAAGTCATACACAGGTGGGATACTTGGGCTGTACCACGAAACATAGTAATGGTGCAGACGGGCTACAATGAATAAAGTAAAGAAATCAGGATACATAACTTGTGCCGCATGTGGGGCCAGATGTGTAGTGCAAAACGATCTGAGATTTTATTGCTCAGATGATAAATGCCAATCTTCGTTGGTGCGCCAATGAAAATACAAATAGATATTAAAGCCACCGATTTTGAACAGTTGTGGATCAACTCAATGGAATGGAACGGCCAGGACTGGGAAAAACAATTAAATCGATTCGAACCTGCTCCATTATTAACATGGAAGTATGCGTATTGGTTTGATAATTATGCTGCATTAAAAATGGCCCAGGCATTTATAAGTGCAATGGGATCTAATCAAGCTACACACAGCGATGAAGCAACGGGAGATTGGGTACTTTTGACTAATTATGCAAGCCCATGCCACCTACGCAAAACCCTGGTGAGCGCATGAATAACTGGTTAGATTTTAGAAATCTTGTTGAGCAGTTTGCTTGGGCAATGTTGGGCGTTCTAATTGGATACTTGTTTATTACAAAAATCATCAATGATGCCAAAGATCGGTACTACTGGCTGGGCCGTAAAGACGGCTGGGATATGCATCGCAGAATGATCAACAACAAGGTTAAAACCGATGAGGTATTTGACTATGACAAAAACTGAGAAGTTGCTAGCTGATGTTGTCGACTTGGTTCATACACGCGGATCGCTCTATGGCCATCCTTACACAAACCATAAAAGGATCAGTGAACTCTGGTCGGCATATCTCGACCATCCAATTACACCTAGTCAAGTCGCACTATGTATGGCGCTCGTCAAGGTTTCTCGGATTAGTGAATCTCCAAATCACAGCGACTCAATCAAAGACGCTATTGCTTACCTTTCGATATACCAGACCGTGCTTGACGCAGAAATGGATCTCAACTACACGTGGGGGAATGACTAATGGCCTTTAACTTGCAAGATTACGAAACAGTCGAGAGTCGGCTGGAAAAATGGTGGAAGGATTACCCAGATGGAAGAGTTGCAACCAAAATCGAACAGGTTACAGACACTCGATACATTGTTAGTGCTGAATTATTTAAAGCGAAAGACGATTGGCGGGCATGTGCGACCGGGCTTGCTAGCGAAAGCATTGCGGATCGCGGTGTTAATTCAACTTCTGCACTGGAGAACTGTGAGACTTCAGCAATCGGCAGAGCGCTTGCAAACGCAGGTTATGCAGCTAAGGGCAAGAGGGCTAGCCGAGAAGAAATGACAAAGGTTGCAACTTATTCACCGCCTAACACCAGAGCGAGAGCTGTTGAAGATGTGTTGCGGGCTTCCTTTGCCGAAGATAAACCTGCAGTATGGAGTATCGGCGATGCAATAGAAGCAATGCCAGTTAACCCTAAAGCCCAGGAATGTAATCACGGCCTAATGATTTTAAAGGAGGGTGTGGCCAAGACGGGCAAGCCATATTACGGTTATGTTTGCAGCGCAGCAAAACCCGATCAATGTGAACCTCGTTGGGCCAAAATGACGGCTGCTGGCGCGTGGTTCTTTCCAAGCGATGTTGAAGAGGGGAAAGGAGGCGAATAATGGGATACGTTGAATTAAAAGATGGATCAGGATTCACTCTACGAATAGAAAACGACAAGAGAACCCTGACACCATCAACGGACCGATGTGTTAGCTGTAATGACGACAGACTATTAACAGACGGTATTTACCTAGTATGCACTCAATGTCACTGTAGGCAATAGAGATATTAGCATGAAACATGCCCAGTTCAAGTGTAACGGCTGCAAGCGGAGCACCGAATTTTTGTGGTTGGATCAACTTGATATGCCAGACGGATTTAAAGCATATCAATGCATGGATTGTGGGTGTGTCGGTGTCAAAAATATAGCCGAAGCGCTTACTATACCTGACTCGGAGGTTATCCGATGCGATAAGTGTGGCAGTTGGAAGTTTATTACCGTGGTCTGCCACACTTGTGCACTAATTAAGGAGAAGTAATGCCGACAGGAAGGCGCAATTCAGGTGGAGATGATTATTATACTTCCCAATGGATATTTGATGGCCTGAAATTATGGTTTGATTTAGATCCTTGCTCTCCCATAATTGGGGGATGCGTTCCAGCTAAACATACCTATACAATCGAAACCGACGGCTTAAAACAGCCTTGGTTTGGCTTAGTGTGGATGAATCCGCCATATAGCAAACCTACGCCGTGGATTGATCGCTTTATTTCGCATGGAAATGGCGTGGCTCTTTTGCCTTTTACGAATGGGCGATGGTGGTTTAATATGTGGAATCATGCTGATGCCATTATGCCCATTGCGTATAATCACAAGTTTGATCGGGCCGACGGTACTCGCAAAACAATTACTTTTAACACGGCTTTATATGGTATTGGCGGCGTAGCGGTTGAAGCTATTAATCGGTTTAATTTGCATAGGATCCGATGAATACAGAATCCACCGATATTGATTGGGCTTATCAGAATGCATTGCGTGCGCAGTGGCTTAAAGATAATCCTAATTCACAGTACATAGGCTGGATGTCTATATGAGTGAGGCTGGTTATGACCAAACGTGGATTGATCTTGATGACATCACACCCTACCTCGCCACGCCGTCTGACCTGCGGTTATGCTGAAAGCCCTTGACTGCTAATGGTACGCTCTAGTTCGCATTCGCCCTCAAGGCGAAAAGGCGAGCCCCGTAGGGGATGGCTCGCAAGGTGCACGCTAGTTGGGTGCGCTCTATTTGTAGCACAAATGTTATGCCTTGAAAGAGCGGAATCTGCAGTTCATTATAAAACTAATCATTATCGTCAGTGGGCCTTTGTGCAGCTAAATAATCTAGATGAGTTCTATTGTATAGATGAGTTGTACTTCCATGAATCACGTTGGAACCCTCATGCGCGTAATGGGTCACACTATGGAATACCACAAGGTAGGTCTAAGTGGTTGGCTACAGTAGATGGGTTTAAGCAGGTTGAATGGGGTATCAAATATAATTACAACAGATATGGTTCTATGTGTAATGCATTAGATCATTATAAGCGCAAGGGCTGGCATTAGTGGTTAACAAGAAGCCTAAGCATCAACGAGCTATGGGTAGCACGCAATGGAAGAAACTAAGACTCATGGTGTTAGACAGGGATGGCAGGATCTGCTACGCATGTGGGCAGGAGGCTAATGAAGTGGATCATATATGGCCACGCGCTAAGGGCGGTGATATGTTCGACCCACTAAATTGTGCAGCCATTTGCCGTGCGTGCAACCTCGCTAAAGGGGACCGTTTTTTTAGCCCTACGCCGACCCCCCCTGCCTTTCGCTTCAATAACTCTCCAAAAGGTGCAAATCAATCCAAATCAGTTCAAAACGGACATACAACAATCCACGTTGATGCTGATTCACCCTTTATTAGTCCAAGTCAGCCGGGGGCTAATTGAAGAAGGCACTTAAAGGGGCAACCAAGCCGCGTTTGCAGAATGCGCCGCTAAAAGGCAAGACCAGATTGCCGGAAGTCAAAAAGTTTCTTGATGATCTAAAGCTAGAGCTGCTGCCTTGGCAGGAATATGTGCTCAAAGACTTGCTGGCAGTAGATAAGGCTGGCAAGTGGCGAAGAAAGACCAGTTTGTTGCTAGTAGCACGTCAGAATGGCAAAACACACCTAGCACGCATACGCATATTGGCTGGGTTGTTTGTTTTTGGTGAAAAGAATATAGTGGCTATGTCATCCAACAGGGGTATGGCTTTAGATACCTTTCGCAAGGTAGTTGAAGTCATTGAGGATAACCCAATGTTGATGGCTCAGGTAAAGCAGATCCGCGTGGCTAATGGTCAGGAATCAGTAGAGCTCTTAAATGGGGCTCGATATGAGATAGTTGCGGCAACAAGAGATGGCAGCCGTGGTAAGACCGCGGACTTGCTTTACATTGATGAATTACGTGAAATAGATGAAGATTCCTGGACAGCAGCTAAGCCAATTACTAGAGCGAGGCCAAATAGTCAGATATTTATGACTAGTAACGCCGGGGATGCATATAGCTCGGTTTTAAATACTATGAGAAGCATGTGTTTGTCATATCCACCTGCAACAATGGGCTTTTGGGAATATAGTGCAGATGATTTTGCAAAGATAACAGATCGCAACGCTTGGTATCAGGCAAACCCGGCATTGGGCTATTTAATTGATGAAGCAACGATTGAGGAAGCAATTGCTACATCCAGCGTTGAAGCAAGCAGAACTGAAACGCTGTGTCAATGGGTAAGCGCGCTTAAATCGCCATGGCCTTATCGCGCATTTGAGGATTTGGGCTTTGCTGAGCTAAAACTTGAGCCAGGTCGGCTCACTATATTTGGCATGGACATATCGGTTAACAAAAAGATGGCAAGCCTAGTAGCTGGTCAGATTATGGATGATGGCAAGGTTGGCGTTGGCGTTATAGCCCAATTTGAAAGCCAAGTAGCCATAGATGAACTAAAGATGGCTATTGAAGTCAATGAATGGGCAAGACAATACAAACCGAGAATGATTTGTTTTGATAAGTATGCGACCATGAGCGTTGCCGAACGTTTGAGCCAATCAGGCCACAAGATTCAGGATATGTCTGGAACTGTGTTCTATCAGGCTTGCTCTGATCTCTATGACAGCATAGTTAATTCCAGAATTGTGCATGCGGGGCAACAATCGCTGGTGGATAGCATGAATAACTGCGCAGCTAAAGAATCGGATGCTGGATGGCGTATTGTGCGCCGTAAATCTGCTGGGGATGTATCTGCTGCCATCTCGTTAGCCATGGTGGTGCATCAATTGCTGAAGCCACAAAGCAAGCCACAAATATATGCCTGAAATGCTAGATATGTCCGTTTTGTATGCTATCATTAAACGATGGGTCTATTTGATCGCTTTCGCCCTGCAAAAATAGAGGCGCAAGCTGCACCGCAGCTGATGACAGATTCTTTTGGCTATTTTATGCCAACTGCTCTGACACCTGTTGGGCGTGATGAAGCTGTTACTGTTCCAGCAGTTGCAAGATGCAGAAACTTGATTGCATGCACAATTGCAGGATTACCACTTAATCTTTACAAGAAATCTACTGGCGCTGAACTTGGATCACCATTATGGCTAGAGCAACCCAGTTTGCATCAACCAAGAAGCGTTACAGTTGCTTGGACAGTTGATTCTTTATTATTTTATGGCGTTGCTTATTGGCGCGTTACTGAAGTTTATTTTGATGATGGCAGACCAGCACGCTTTGAATGGATTGCGCCAAGTCGCGTAACATTCACATCTGAACCAAATACAAATTATATTTTACAATACTCAGTTGATGGCACACCTGCCCCTATGTCTGGCCTTGGATCATTAATTACATTTCAATCACAAGATGATGGCGTTTTACAACGAGGCGCAAGAGTTTTAAGAAGTGCAATTGATTTAGAAAAGGCGATGCGTGTCGCGACTTCAACACCAATGCCAACAGGCGTTATCAAAAACACAGGTGCAGATTTATCTCAAGAAGAAGTGCAATCAATTCTTGCAGCTTGGAAGTCAGCACGCGAGCGCCGTTCAACTGCATATTTGACCAGCACCCTGGAATATCAACCAACAGCATTCTCACCTAAAGATATGATGATGGTAGAAGGAATCCAAAATACAGCTACTCAAATTGCAAGAATGATGAATGTTCCTGCGTATTACATATCAGCAGATATGAATAACAGCATGACATACGCAAACGTTCAAGATGAACGTAAACAATTTCTTGCGCTATCACTCGCTCCGTATATCAACGCCATACAAGACAGATTATCAATGGATGACATAACGGCGCGAGGCAACATTGTAAAGTTTGACGTTGATTCAGCATTCCTAAGAGTTGATCCGATGGAGCGCCTAAACGTCATTGAAAAAATGCTAACACTCGGCTTGATTACATTAGATCAAGCCATGGAAATGGAAGACCTAACCCCAAATGGAAATACCGATGTTACTTCAATTTAGTAGCCCAATAGAAAGCTCGGATAGTGAGCGCCGCATCATCGCTGGCAAAATTGTGCCATTTGGTGAAGTCGGCAACACAAGTGCCGGGGCTGTTGTGTTTGCTAAAGATTCAATTCAAATTGAAACACCTGGCAAAATTAAAATGTTATTTCAACACAAAAATGATAAGCCAATTGGTCGCATGCAAAAGTTTCAAGTAACCAAAGATGGCATTTATGCACAATTTAAGATGAGTAGCAGCCAACAAGGCAGCGATGCTCTAATCCTTGCAAGTGAAGGATTAGTAGACGGCCTATCTGTGGGCGTTGAAGTTATCTCATCCAAGCGGAAAAAAGATTATATTGAAGTAACAGCAGCTACTTTGAAAGAAGTTAGCCTTGTTGAATCACCTGCATTTACTAATGCGAATGTAACTAAAGTTGCCGCAAGCGAAAGCGAAGCGGAAGAACCAACCCAACCAAATACGGAAAGTGAGGCTATCGTGGAGAACACTCCAGAGCCAACTGTAACACCGGTAGAGGTTGCTCCAGTAGAAGCCGCACGCCCGACAATTAGTGCTTCTTTTTACACAGAGCCACGCTCACCAATTAAGACCAAGGCTCAATTCCTTGAGCACTCAATCAAAGCAAAACTCGGTAATGCTGATTCAGCAGAATGGGTAATGCATGCAGAGGCACAAGCTGCAAAAGCTTTAACCGCTGCGGATGATTCCTTTACAACCAATCCAGCATTTTCTCCCGTTCAGTATGTCAGCACAGTTGTTGACACACTAATTGGATCACGCCCTGCAATTGATGCTATTGGGTCGCGCGCGATTCCAGCAGCAGGCATGACAGTAAGCGTTCCAAAAATTACAACTTCTGGAACTGTGGCTGAAACTGCTGAGGCTGCCGCACCATCTGAAACTGGCATTGTAAGCTCATACGTCAATTTGACAGTTAAGAAGTATGCCGGACTTCAAAGATACAGCACAGAGCTTCTTGAGAGAAGCGACCCATCCTTCTTCCAGGCGATGCTTGACAATATGCAGCGCGCATATAACAAAGCAACTGATGCAGCAGTAATTGCAGCATTAACAGCTGGTGGAACTCAGGCAGCAACAACTGCTGCAACTTCAGCAGGTATCATTTCATTCGTTTCAACTGAAACTCCTGCTGCATATCTTGCAACCGGTGAACTAGCAACACGCTATATCGCTGGAACAGGTCAATGGGGTCTGCTAATGGGTGCAACTGATTCAACAGGCCGCCCAATCTATTCTGCTTCACAGCCATTCAATGCAGGTGGATCAGCAAACCCATCTTCACTACGCGGTAACGTTCTAGGTCTTGACCTTTACGTTGATCCAAATGCAGTAGCAACAAACATTGATGAGTCTGCATTTATTGTAGTTCCATCATCTGTTGCAATTTACGAATCACCAGTTCTACGACTAAGCACGAACGTTCCAGTTTCAGGCGAAATTGAAACATCACTCTATGGCTATCTAGCCTGTGGTGTTCTTGTTGCCGGTGGCGTTCGCCGCTTTAACCTAACCTGATAGGTAAGTAATACGAGTTACCCCGGCGCACAGCCCTTGCGCCGGGGCTAACATTAGAAAGGATAAACAATGCCAGCAACATACGTTACTGAAGCGGAACTGCGTTCTGCTCTTGGCATTGGTGCTTTATACAGCTCAGCAGTAGTGGAAGAATGCTGCCAAGCAGCAGAAAACATTGTTAAAGCCAAGTTATGGTTTAACACCCAATCCGTTTACGCATTGGAAGCAACAGGCACAACAGGGCGTATTTATATTTATGAAAATGCAAAGCAATTTATTGTTGGCGATACGATTACTGTTGAGAATGTCCGTCAACACTTTAATGGATCACAAACAATTACTAAAGTCCAAGATGATTGGCTAGAGTTTGTCAATGCACAAATTGTTACACGCGCTTATCACACGATAGCGCCATGGGGTCGTGTTTATGGAACACAGGCCGTAGATTATGCAACTTTAGCTGAAGTTAATGAAGCATCGCTTATGGTCGCTGTTGATATTTGGCAGGCTCGCCAAGCTTCTAACGCTGGGGGCATTTCACCAGACTTTCAACCTTCGCCGTATCGCATGGGCAATACCTTAATGGCACGTGTTCGCGGTTTACTTGCGGATCACTTAGCACCGGGCGGTCAAGTAGGATAATGTCAGCAATCTCTACCCTACGTGGAACAATCGCGGCTGCGCTAACTGATAATACGGCGTGGCAGGTGTTTTCCTTCCCACCTGCCACACCGCTTGCTAATAGCATTGTGGTGCAACCTGGTGATCCATACATTGAGCCAAGTAACGATCATTACAAAGCGATTAAGCCTAAGGTTAACTTTAAGCTCATAGTGCTAACCCCTATGTTTGATAACCAAGGCAACCTAATTAACATTGAAGATTATTATTTGAATATAGTAAACAAGCTGGAAGCATCATCAATTGCATACTCAATTGGCACTTTCAGCGCCCCGGCAGTCTTGACTGGAACAGCAGGCGATCTGCTATCTGGTGAAGTATCAATCAGCGTTCTATCCGATTGGAGCTAAAACATGGCTGATGTAGACAAAGAACGCGAGGCTTTCCTTGCCAAAATCGGCCAGGCTGAGCTAAGCGAAAAAGCACCAAAACCAACAACTAAGAAAGACGAGGAATAAGCTAACATGGCTGTATTTTTGAACAATACTGTTGGTCTAAAGATTAACGCTGTTGATCTATCCGACCACGTAACTTCAGTAACTCTTAATTACGCTGCTGACGAATTAGAAGTAACAGCGATGGGAGATACTGCACACAAGTTTGTTAAAGGCTTGGAATCAGGAACTCTAACTGTATCCTTCCTAAACGACACAGCAACTTCACAGGTATTGCAAACACTTAACAGCGCATTTGGAACAACTGTTGCCGTTAAGATGGTTCAGGAAAAAACACCTGCTGTAAGCGCAACTAATCCGTTGTATACTTTTGATATTCTAGTAAACAACCTAACACCTGTTAATGGTGCGGTTGGCGATATTGGAACTCAGGACATTACTTTTACTCTTAATTCAAAGGTAACAGTAGCAAGCACAGGCACGTTCTAATTTAACAAAGGGGCAAACATGGCAAGTCTTAAAGTTGTAAGGGCAGATGGCACGGAAAGTATCCACGAGATAACACCTGCTGTTGAATATGCTTTTGAGCAATATGCTAAGAAAGGCTTTTACAAGGCTTTCAGAGAAGATCAAAAGCAAAGCGATATTTATTGGCTTGCTTGGGAGTGTCTGCGTAGAGCAGATGCGCCAGACGTATTTCCATTTGGGGATAAGTTTCTAAGCACTTTGAAGGCTGTTGAAGTTCTTGGTGATGATTCCCCAAATGGCTAACGCGTGATTCCTATACTTACAGAATAGCCCAGCTATCTGTTCATACAGGAATTGCGCCTAGTGAGTTTATCAATATGGATAGAGGTATGTTAAACGCTATCCATGAAGTTTTGAAGAAACAAGCGGAAGATAGGAAACATGCCAATAGTCGTAGAAGGCGTTCCTGAGCTAAAGAAGGCGCTTAAGAAGTTTGCGCCTGACCTTCTTAAAGAGATGAATGCTGAAATCCGCTTTGCCTTGAAAGAAGTTGTTAAAGATGCTGAGGCTAAAGTTCCAGGGCAAGCACCCGGCAACTTGTATAACTGGAATGATAAAGGCCGTGAACCGATTAGCCGTGTTACAGGTAGGCGCGCATTCCCCCTTTACAATTCTGGAGAAATTAGAAGTGGCTTAACTTATTCAATTGCACGTAAAAAAGCCAACAGCAAAGGTTTTGCTAGCCTTTATTCATTGTTAAATAAATCAGCCGTTGGCGCAATTGTAGAAACTGCTGGAAGTCAAAGCCCATTAGGTAGAAGGCAAGTTGCAGATCGTAAATATGGCGAGAGCTATAAGAACATTGGCAATTCAAACAACCCTAATGCTGGTCGTATTTTCGTTGGTGCTATGAATGGCGTTGGGCCATTGAAACGCTATGACAGCAAGAGCCGTTTGCGTGGTCGTATATTGTATGCAGCTTATGCAGAAAATAATGGCAAAGCTTTAGATGCCACAATGAGGGCTATTGCTAAAGCTGCTGCAACGTTAAAATCAAGGTCAACAGTTGGAAAGGCCGCCTAATGTCAAACATTCGTATTGATATTGCTTCCGAGTTTAAGGACAAAGGTTTCAAGGCTGCCGAAAAACGCACGACAAGTCTAAACAGGAAGTTTGATAAATTAGCTCGCACAGCCAAAAGCACTTTTATTGCTATTGCTGGTATTCAAGCGTTAAAGCGATCAGTTGTAGCCTTTGCCGAAGAAGATCGTGCTGCCAATAAATTAGAGGCAAGCCTTCGCAATTTAGGCTTGGCATACAACACGCAAGCTATTGAGGATTATTTAGAGCAAAGCGAAAAAGCAACAGCAATAAACAAAGATGAGTTATCACCTGCTATTGCTCAATTACTAAGCACAACTTTAGATGCTGAAAAATCTATGAAATTGCTTGGCCTTGCCATGGATATTTCAGCTGGCACAGGCAAGGATTTAGGATCAGTTACAACAGCTTTAAGCCGTGCCTTTAATGGCAACTATGCTTCATTAGGTAAATTACAAACAGCCTACACAAACGCTGAGCTTGAAGCGATGGGATTTGAAGAAAGCGTAACCGCGCTCAATAATCAATTTGCTGGTGCTGCAAAAAACAATGCAGATACTTATGCTGGCAAAATAGACAAGATGAAGATTGCTTTTGGTGATCTTGCGGAAGAAGTGGGCGCTGGCATTGTTGCGTTTTTAGAATCGCTAGGTGAGGGCGATTACGATAAAGGTTTGCAGAAACTTGTTGATTTTGGCACAGCGATTGGAAATGTATTTAGACGTGCTGGATTGACTATTGAATACACAAAAGCTTTATTAGCCACAGGCTTTCGCATTGATGCAGGTGAGCAATTTAAGTTAGATGAATTACGCGCTCAACTTGCTAATCCACAAATGGGCGAGTTTGGTGTCCAACGTGGTCTTGTCAGGGATTACATTAAACAATTAGAACTGCAAAAGAAGATTGTTAGGGAGCGCGAGAAGGCCGCTAAGTTAATTGAGAAAGATAAGAAAAACCAATTAGCCTTAAATAAGGCTAAGGCAGTATTTGATATTGAGAAAATACAAATTGAGGCTGCCCTGCAAGGTCAGATTACTGAAGAAGAACGTGTGCGCCTGCAATTGATGAAGGCTATTGCTAATGAGAATGTAGATAAGGTCAAGGAATTAACAGACAAGTTAAAAGAGTTGCAGGATCGCACAGCAGCACTTGCCAAATCATTAACAGAGTTTCCTGAAGCCAATGACCCATTTGTTATGTGGACAAAGACATTGACCACAGTAACGGATCAATTAAAGGCCATAGCGACTAAGAAGATAGTTGTTGACTTTTTGGCTAACTTTACGCCTGCTAGCACGGCAGCAATTACTAGCCCGAGTGCATCATCAGCGGCAATAGCAGCAATAACAAGTCCAGCAGCAACAGCAGCATCATCAGCCCAAGCGGCAGAAGTAGCAGTAGCGGTAGGCGATGCAGCAGTTGCAGCAGCACAGGCAGCAACGGCGGTTGCCGAGGCAGCAACAGCAACAGCACAGGCAGCAGAGGCAGTTGCCACAGCAACTACACCTGAAGAAAAAGCGGCAGCAAGCGCAGCAGTTATTGCAGCTGAAGCGGCAACTCAAGCGGCAGTTATCTTGACAGAATCGGCAGCAGCAGTTGAAGCAATAGCAGCATCGGCAGCAGTTACGGAAGCTGAAACGTTATTAGCAGTAAGTGAAAGCGTAGCTAATATCCTAGATGCAGAAGCAGCAGCAATAGATGCTTCTTTAGCTTTAATAGATGCCACATCACTTTTTGATTATTCAGGTTTAGCAGCAATGGCAGCAGGTGTGCCAACAACAGAGATTTATGTAACTGTTGAAGGCAGCGTTACAAGTGCTGAGGATTTGGCTGAGGTCATAACAGACATTCAATACAACTATCAGAGAACAGGCAAGGGCTTACTGCTGAGCAGTAGGGCAATTTAATGCCAGCACCTACGCTGCGTGTCTTTGTTGACTTTGATAGTGATACCGCTTTTGAGATAAACCCCTTAATCTTAGGTAGCGCAACTGAAGGCATACTAGGCACTAATACCCTTGGCTCAGGCACGTTGCCACTTGAAATTACTGACCTTGTTTCTAAGGTGTCTATTAGGCGTGGGCGCAATCGCATCACATCACAGTTTGAAGCTGGCACAGCCAATGTAACTTTGTATGATCAGAATGGCGATTGGAATCCGACCAACACAGCCGGGTTGTATTATCCAAACCTTGTGCCTTTAAGACAGATTATTATCTATGCCACTTACGCCACAAACAACTATTTTCTATTCTCAGGCTTCATTACAAACTATGACACAGGCTTTAGGCAAGGCAACGATGACTTAAGCACAGTTACCCTGCGCTGCGTAGATGGCTTTAAGTTGCTTGCAGGCTCAGGAATCACAACTGTTACAGGCTCAGGGGTTCAACTATCAGGGGCTAGGGTAAATGCGATTCTAGATGAGATTGATTGGCCTTTAAGCTTGCGTAATATTGATGCAGGCGATTCAACCCTGCAAGCTGACCCAGGCACAGATAGAGATGCCCTTCAGGCGCTCTTTAACGTGGAACAGAGCGAGTTTGGCGGCATCTTCCTAGATGGTAATGGCAAGTTGAACTTTGTTAGCCGTAATGCTCTTATAGCCACGCCTGCCTTCCCGGTATATGAGTTTAGCGATCAAGGCACAGACATCTCATACACAAATGCCGTAGTTGCCCTAGATGATACAACTTTGATAAATGACGTAACTATTACGCGCCTTGGTGGCACAGCCCAGAATGCCTTTGACCAAGATTCAATTGATAAGTTCTTCCTACACTCAGGCACACGCTCAGGCATACTAGTCCAAACCGATGCTGAAGCCCTAGACCAAGCCGAGGGCATACTTGCCACACGCAAAGACCCTGAGATACGCATAGATAGCATTCAGCTCAATCTTTATGATGATGCCAACCCTAACAAGCCATTGGCAGGGGTAGACATAGAATTGCTTGATGGAGTAACAGTTACAAAGACCACCCCAGGATCAACTGACGTGGTGCAATCAAGCTTGGTAAATGCTATCCATCACGACATTACCAAGTCATCCTGGATGACTACCCTATACACAACCGAACCACTATTAGCAGGCTTTGTCCTAGATTCCGATGTATCGGGTATACTAGGTGAAGACGTGCTGAGCTACTAAGGAGAACAAATGGCAGGCGCAGGATATAAGCTCTTTAACACAGGCGATGTGTTAACGGCAGCTCAGGTTAATACGTATTTACAAGAGCAAACAGTTATGGTGTTTGCTAGCTCTACTGCTCGCACAACTGCATTATCTGGCGTGTTAGCTGAAGGAATGATGTCTTATCTGCAAGACACGAATGCTGTTGAAGTTTACAATGGATCAGCTTGGGTAGGTGTTAGCGGTGCAGGTGATTTGACTGAAATTGTTGCAGGCACAGGCATAACAGTTACATCTGGAACTGGCCCAATACCAACAGTTGCTTTAACTACGCCCGTTGCAGCTACGAATGGTGGAACAGCACAAAGCACTTACACTACAGGCGATTTGTTGTATGCTTCAGCTTCTAATACTTTAGCAAAAAGAGCGATTGGTTCAACAGGTCATGTATTAACTGTTGCAGGTGGAATCCCAACATGGGCAGCACCTGCCGCAAGCAGTAGCGGACTAACTTTAGTTTCTGCAACTACTTTTTCCTCAGTAACTTCACATTCAGTCAATAGTTGCTTTAGTTCTACTTATCGCTATTACAAAATTATTTGCGATTTTACAGAAAATTTAACTGGTAATACTACATTAAACTTTAGATTAAGAGCTTCAAGCACAGATACTACGACAAATTATACGGATGTTATGGGAACAATGTATAACACGAACTTTGACGTTTTAACTGGCGGCTCTGGTGAAGTATATTTAGGCGACCTTGCCGGCGGTATGACTTTGGGTGCTTTAGAAATGACTTTATTCAATCCTAATGGAGCTGCGCCAACAGGTTATCATCACGTTTATACAGGTTTTAAAAATACTTCTCTAGAAAGTCATATGGGCTCTGGTGTTCAAACCGCAAGCACCGCATTTGATGGCTTTACTATTTACATTGGCACTACAAATATGTCTGGCACAATCAAAGTCTATGGCTACGCAAATTAGGAGTTAAGATGAAACCGCAAATTAGTATTGTTGATGCAATTACAGGTGAGCAGATTGTTAGAGAAATGAATGATGATGAGTTTGCTCAACACGAAATTGATCAAGCAACTGCCGCAGAACGCGAAGCATTAAAACAGACAAAAAAAGCTGAAAAACTTGCTGTCTTGGAACGTTTAGGAATAAGCGAAGAAGAAGCAAAACTAATTGTATTCTAATGCCTAAACTGTGCAAAGCTGGTCAGCAATTACGCGAGCAGATAGATGATGCGTTCCCCGATAGAAGTCGAACTTCACCAGAGGGGTGGCTCGGTGATCAACGTCATGCAGCGCGTAAGTCCGATCACAATCCAACTGCTGAAGGCATTGTTCGTGCCATTGACATTAACGCTAACTTGCAATCCAACCCAGCCGAAGCATTTGATTTGGCGGATCAGTTACGGCTACTTGCCAGAACTGATAAGAGAATCAGTTACATTATCTTCAACGGCAAAATTGCCAGTTGGAAAAAAAACTATAAGTGGAGAAAATACACAGGCATAAATCCACATAAAACACACATTCATATAAGCTTTACTGCTAAGGGCGATACAGATGGCAGTATGTTTCAAATCCCTATATTGACAGGAGAGCCCTTAAATGGAGCAAGCAAAAGCAGTAGCAGCAAGTTGGGCGAGAAGCTTCTTGGCCGCCGGAATCGCAACTTACTTGGCAGTAGGTTGGGATGCACCTGCAATTGTAAATGCAGCGTTGGTGGCGAGCCTTCCAGTAATTCTTCGTTGGTTAAACCCTAACGATACGGCGTTTGGTCGGCGTTGAGCCCGGCTGAATGGGCAGGCTTTGTAGCTGCCATCCTTTCCTGCTGTGCGCTTATTGTCGGTGGGCTTAGATACATTATCCGACATGAAGTGCCTTCAATACTTGAAGCATCAAATATCGTGTCGCGCATAGATAAACTTGAATCAATGGTTCTAGAATTGCTTACTCATGAGCGCAAGAAGAATCTCAAAAAGCGAACAAGCCGCTAAACGCAAGCGCAAAGAAGCGGCTGCGCGCAAAACAACAACAGACATCCTGCGACCCATTGATATTTGGGCTGCATCAATTGTTGAATGTTTTGAAGCATTAGTTCGTGCTGGATATGGTGAAGATAGGGCGCGCTGGTATATTGAAGAACAGTTGCGCTTGCCCGATTGGGTAATACAGAATCCTAATCATTCGCCATTTGAAGATGATGAAGATGAGGATGACGATTAAGCGAATTGTAGTTATCTCAGATCTACAAGTTCCATTCCACGATAAGAAAGCTGTTAAAAATGTTGCCCAGTTCATCAGAAAATACAAGCCTGATGACGTTCTATGTGTGGGCGATGAAATTGACTTCCAAACAATTAGCCGCTGGTCAACAGGTCGGGATGAGTGGTCGGGAAGCATTGGTAGAGATCGTGATGAAACTGTGCGAGTTCTCGCCGAGCTTCAGGTTAGACACCTCAGCCGAAGCAATCACGGGGCAAGACTTTACAACTCACTAAGCAAGCGCCTGCCTGGGCTTATTGGTCTGCCTGAATTGACCATTGAGAAGTTTTTGCATTTGGATGATTTAGGCATTACATACCACAGCAAGCCATATCAGTTCCACGATGGCTGGGTAATGGTTCACGGCGATGAGCAGAGCATTAAGCCACAAGGGGGTTTAACAGCCCTAGAATCGGCTAAGAGGCATGGATTGTCGGTGGTCTGTGGTCATACCCATAGACAAGGCATTTCAAGCTTTACAACGGCTTCTGGGGGCGTTTTAAGGGGTATACTGACAGGCTTTGAGGTTGGACATTTGATGGATGAGAGCCAAGCCTATTACACACGCGGAACATTTAACTGGCAAAAGGGTTTTGGAATCATCTACATAGACAGAAAGCGTGTTCAGCCAGTAGCCATACCGATTGAAAAGGATGGCAGCTTCTTAGTTGAAGGCAAGCGATATGGTTGATGACATCTTTCCAATTCATAGAACTATTGATGATCACATGGATAACTTTGATGGCGTGTCGCTGATTGACAAATAGCATATAGACCCTTCAAAATAGGATTTGAAATCCTATTTGAAAGGGGTTTAGGGCATGGCGATTAGATATGATCGTAAATCGGGTGCGTATACCGATGGCAAGCACTTTGTGCGAGCTTCATTCATACGCGATTACGCAAAAAAAAAACTAGGCATGAGCCAAGAACGCGGCAGAATTAGTCGCGAGGTTTTGGCTGCCTACTTTCTTGATGTGCATGGGGTGAGCGATGATGTTGAATGATATTCGTTTAGTTGAGTTAGCTCTCTACTGCTTTTTATTTGTATTAGGTGCATACACAATCGGTGTATTCATTAAGGAAAAAGGATATAAGGAAGGCTGGGCAGATGGTTACAGACGGGGCAAAGCAGTTGCGAGCGAAAGATATATTGACTAATGCAAACGACACGATCATTAACAGAGGGTCAACGCATGGTCATTACGACCACACAATGCTACGAACAGCAAAGCTATGGGAAGCATACTTTGAAAGACCCATTGAGCCGATGGACATTGCAATCTGTATGGCATTGGTCAAGCTCGCAAGAATTATGGAAACTAAATCAAATAACGATTCTTGGGTGGATGCCGTTGCCTACTTCGCAATCGCCGGAGAACTCGCGGTCAAGGATTGGAATGATCTTAATGCTTTCTAGATCACCTAAGGGAACTTGGTGTGATTACTGTAAAAACAGACATGGCACTAGCAGTTTACGTGGACAAACGCAAGCTGTATGGCAAGTTACTAGCAAACGATATGGCAAGTTAATTGTCAGGCATTACTGTCAATCTTGTGCTAATGAAGTTCAGGCATGGCCTGATGGCACAACCTGGACTTTGAAAGAACAAATTGACTATGCAAAAGGAGAAACCCTAGATGTTTAATTTAGATAACTATGAAGATGTAGATACGAGGATACACAAGTTTTATGAAACCTTTGAAGACGGCTCAATACTCACAGAACTCATCACGAATGACGAAGAAAAAGGCATTGTTGTATTTAAGGCAGTTGCTTATCGCACCCACGTTGATACTGCTCCTTCCGCTGTGGGTTATGCGCGCGGCGCTCGCAAAGATAGGGGTGTGGATCGCGATTTTTGGTTTGAGAATTGCGAAACTAGCGCAATTGGAAGATGCCTGGCTAATCTCGGACTTAGTGCTAAAGGAAAGCGAGCAAGCAGCCTTGAAATGGCTAAGGTTAATCAAGCTCAATCAGACACTCCAATACGTGTTCGCACAGAAAGTCATAAACAATTTCTTCAAACAACAAATCCAAATGCTGAAATAGTATGGGATACAACTATTGAGCCACCTGAGGATGTAGACCCAGCATTTGACAATGCGCTTGATCTACTGAAAGAAAAGGTTGGAGCTCATCCGCTTCCCATGTGTAAGCACGGCGCACGTTTGCTAAAAGAAGGCACAGGTGCTAAGGGCGCATATAGAGGCTGGACTTGCAGCTTGCCAATGAAGCGTAAAGCTGAACAATGCAAAGCAATTTGGATGATGCTAAGCAAGGATGGCACATGGTCATTTAGGCCAGAAGATGAAGAATTGTTAGTGGGGTGAATAGATGTTAGTGATGGATAAATTACTTGACGTGTGCGACAATTGCAACGAGCCAATAACGGCTGGGTCTGCAAAACCTTGCAAATGCCACACATGTCAAGCTAGGACTAACTAAGTGAGTAATCAAAGTCGCAAGCATAGAGGCTATGCAACGCAGCGCATTGTAGCAGAATACTTGCAAGGGCAAGGCTGGAAACATGCGCTACCTGTTGGTGCTGGTAGAGATGGCTCGGACATCACGGGAATTGATGGCCTAGACATTGAAATCAAAGCTAGGACAAATCTGGACCTGTCAGGGCTAATGCGCCAACTTCATGATCGCAAGGCAAACAAAGGGATGGGCGTAGGCGTTCTACGTCTAAATGGTCAGGGTGAGAAATCCGTTGAGCAGTATGTGGCTGTTCTCACCTTGGCTGACTTAGTATATTTATTGCAGGCAAGTGGCTACTGAACCTTATCTAATACATCGTTGCAAAGGATGTGGATTATGGATATATGGAAAAAGAGATTACTGCGAAGAGTGCAACACGCCCGAAGTTACGCACAAATAAAGACTAGATTTGACATCATGGCTATGCTTAGCATGCCAGCAAGCCTGAAAGGCAGCTTGCACGGCAAGCAAGCATTGGCCAGAGCTATGTTTATTGCTGGCTTAGCAATTGCACTACTGCCGCTGCAAACAATACAAACAAACGCTGCTGAAAAGCGCAGCTACCACATTATGAATATTAAGTTATATGCCTACAACAAAATGGAATGGAAGCAGTTTGAATGCTATAACTGGCTTATTTATCATGAGAGTAGATGGAACTACAAAGCAAGAAATGGTAGTCATTACGGATTAGGTCAAATGCGATCTAAGTGGTATGGCACACTTAATCCATATAAGCAAGTAGATGCACATCTTAAATACTTGATTACAAGATATGATGGTTGTGCATGTAAGGCATATCAACATTGGAAGGATAAGGGATGGCATTAGGTAAATGCATAGAATGCAAACAAGATACAGATGAAACAGAGTTAATAGTGCATAAAGGTGATCTATCAACTATGTGCATTGATTGTTATGACAGGTTAGACAAATGGCGTTAAAGCCATATAGAGCTACTTCCCATTGGAAGAAGATAAGGTTAAAGGTGCTTAATCGTGATGCATGGACTTGTAACTATTGTGGGGAATCTGCTAATGAAGTTGATCACGTATATCCCAAGTCAAAGGGCGGTGAAGATACGCTTGATAATCTGGTGGCTGCGTGTAGAAGGTGCAACATCAAAAAAAAGGATGCCGTTTTTTTAGGCTCAGCTTCTAC